AGACAACACACTGTAGGTGTGTATTTGTTCCCTATAAGTTTCGGAGTTATAAATCCCAATGTGGATTGATAATGATTCAGTCGTAAGACTCTAGGATCATTCAAAACCGGATGAATTGCTGGAAACCTAAGTCGCAAGATAAGGCAATCAGCAGCCAAGCCAGAGATACATCTCTGGAAGGTTCACAGACTACCTGAGAGATACAGTTCTCTTAATCACAGGCACGAGCGTCCGGCACTGTAAAAAGTGATGATATAGTCGGTGCCCTATGAAAGTAGGGGTTTTCACGTTCCAAAACTGTTAGGTGCAGAGCTTTATAGACCTCATCCCGGTTATATCATCGAGATGGCTGTAGAGCCTGTGGTTGTTCACGACTTCGATGGAGTCCATACAACGTAAGTTGTTTGACAAATTGGGTGAATTGCTGGAAGACCGGATCTGAAAAGAAGGTTAATCAGCAGCCAAGCCAGACTACAATCTGGAAGGTTCAGAGACTAGACGACGAGAGGAAACTCGGTAATTCGTCCACGAGCGCCCAACCCCTACATAAAGGGTGAAGATATAGTCCGATCACAAGAGTCCTTAATCTTGTGGATGTAGATAAAGAACTACATCGTCAACTTTTGTTCGAAACAACCCGGTCAAACGGTGCAACTCGACCGTTATCGCTTTTGGGGAAATCCCGGTAATAAGGATTCCAGAGAGCGTACGGCTGATCAAACCCTTGGCACAGCATCTAGTAGAAATATTGTTAAGGACAAAGTCCTCGTCAACCTTAAGGAGTACACCGGGCCAGCCGATCCAGGCGATGCCACATCTCCTTCAACATTCAAGGTTGCTCGTGAGACTCTCTTAACAGCACAACGTCTTCTATTAGACACAGGTAATCTCAACGTCTTCCATCAGTCAATTGGTTCATTAACCTTGCTTGATGACTACAGACGTTGGAGAGATAGAGTATTCGCAGACGAGCTATTCAAGGCAGAAGCAAACGGCTTAGCATCAGACTCACAAGGTGGTTACTACTTCCCTGGTGGAGCGGCTAAAGCAGCTGGTAATCCTAAGTTCACTTATGGTGCTGGTGTTTCCGCCAAGTTCGATGTCAAGACTGACTTACTTCAGGTAGTTAAGGACTTACGTAAGCGTAACGTTCCAACATTCTCTGACGGATACTACAGATGTATCGCTGATCCTACAGCGATGATGCATCTTCGGCAGAACGACGCATTTAGAGAGATTGCACGTTATGCAGGAAATGGCATGGTTAATCCTATGTCTCCTGAGCAAGCTCCTAACGCCAACTTCTTCCAAGGTATGGGTCCAGCTTATGGACAAGCTGGCTTCGTTGCCGGACAGCCTGTCATGCCGACAGGATTTTTGTTCGAGGGCGTAAGATGGTTCGAATCAACCAACCTGCCTGAGAAAACTATCAATGCGAATATCGCAGCTGACACAGCAAATGCTGGTGCTGCTGACTACACAATTGCTCCAATGTTGTTCTTCGGACCACAGGCAGTTGGTGTAGGTATTGGTGGTAACAATGCACAGATTCTTCTTAATAACAACGACGACTTTAAAACTGGAGTCCCTGCATCGAAAGTTGCAGCGTAAAACTGGGTGAATTGCTGGGAAGCCGAACCTGAAAAGGAGGCCAATCAGCAGCCAAGCTAACTCACAAGTTAGAAGGTTCAGAGACTAGAAGCCGAGAGGAAACTCAGTAAAGCTTCCACGAGTGCCCAGCCCCTAACAAGATTTCTTGAAGGGTGAAGATATAGTCCGACCAATACCGTCTCAAGGTATTGAAGCAAAGGATAAAGAGCCTTTGCGGTAACAAGAAACGCAGTCGTTTCATTATTATGATCTGGAGCCTGTTTGCTGGTTTTGAAATCCTTAATAAGGACTTCATTACTGTTGCTTACTCATTCGTATATTGAGGAGGTAACTAATAATGGCTAAAAAGATTTTCCCTGGTAACTGGGTTACCAATTTATCAAGCTATCAAGGACAGCCAGTAGTAGCTGTGCCTGGTAGAGTTTATTACCATCAAGTTGGTTATGCATTAGTTGGTTCCACAGGAGCTACTGAGTTTGACATAACTATTCCTAGCCCTGACATGCGTGGCGACGATAAGGTTCGTGCCAACATCACAGGACTAACAGTTCCAGCAGGAGCAAACGTTTACCACGTTGGTATTCGTGTTCCTGATATGCGTAAGAACAAAGACGCTGGTTCAGCTTCATCTGGACTCGTTGGTACCAACACAGATACCATCGCAGTCAAGGATGCAGCAGCTTCAGCAGCTGGTTCTATCACAACAACTGTGGTTTCCTCTCCAACAATTGCTGTTGCTAATACAACTATTGCACCAGCATCTGCAAAGAAAGGAATTGTGACCGCAGCTGTTTTATCAGGTGCTGAAACTCTGAAGGTTTATGTACGTAACGCAGCTGGTAACGGCGCTGGAAGTAATTTATCTTCTACGCAAACTGGTGGTACTCCAATCATCGTTGAAGTCTCATACTTCGTAGACGATGATGTTGCTGGATTGGATGATACATACATTCCATTCATCACAGAGACCTAAATAACTAGGTTTTCTCACTACAATAAGGGCATCTCAAATAGGGATGCCCTTTTTAATTTATGGCGTTATATCAAAATCAAAAGAATGGACAAATTGTCGAATTTATCGGACATCACGATAAAGATTGGGCAATGGTTAAAAATGCAACTGGCGTTGTCCAATACGTTGCATTAAACGACCTAATTTCTTACGAGCCAAACAAAGGCAGGACAGGTCAAACAATCGAACCAATCTCTTCTGACAAGGAAGATGAGGAGAAAATACCTGAAGCAGTTATCCCAGCTGATACACGTTTAAACGTAAACGTTGCCACTGCTGAGGCGCTAGCAAAACAAGTTAAAGGGATTGGTTATGCAACTGCTAAGAAAATTGTTGAACTCAGGTTATCTTTACCCGGAGAAAGATTTCAAAAGCTTGATCAGCTCAAAAAAATAGCAAGAGTTGACTGGGATGAAGTATTTAAAGAAGACCTTATCTACATTGCCTAGAATAAAGCGAAAGTCGCTTTTATTGACGATTGGAGCTTAACGACTACGACAAAAGCCGTACAAGGTTCCATCTTGGCTATAACACAGGAGCAAATTTACCTGCTGGTGATATTGCTCGCCTAGAAGAGGCTCTTGCTCGAATACCTGACAGCTATTTCTTTGACAGGATTATTGAGCATTTGAATCGCTGTGACAAGGCTTACAGATTATCTCAGGTATTTAAATCCGAGACATCTCCACAGCCAAATATGATTCAAAGAATCACAGGGGATACTGACAGGCAGATAATGCAGTCAGATCCTATTAAGGCTGATAAAACATATCGTGAAATCTATCTTCGTGAAGTCGATCGATTAGCTGAGACATTGTATGTCGCTAATTACAGACGAGAAGAAGTTAGACGCTATGCATATAGTCGATCTGGTGCTGAATTCATTATGTCGATCAAAGGTCCAGCTGATACGGCGGTTGGAACAAGAGTTGCACAAGCCGTTGGATCACAAAACTGGAGGTAACTAAAAATGCCAAATCAAATCAGAGGACATGGAAGTCTTCATCCTTATTATCAAGAACGTAATAAAAAAGGGAAAGAAGAAAGAGCTATTGATGTCCTAAAAGAGACTGGCTATTTCGATAGAAATAAAATTGTTGATATTGAAGGGGCTAAGAAGAAGATAGACAGTGCCTCCTCTTCTAAAAATTTAGATCAATCCAGCGCTCCGACTACGAACCCTGCTGCTGATCGAGCAAGGAATCAGCAGTCAGACATGACAGCATTGCTTCAGCAGTACGGAAAAGTTCCACTTGATCCTGCTGGTGGTGCAGTCATAGGCGGTGCTATAGGTCTTGCTGCAAGCGATGGGAAAGCTTTACCAGCATTGTTAGGTGCAGGTGCTGGTTATCTTTTAGCGAGAAGTAACAGCATTTTGCTTCCCGGACAAAAACCTGAAGGAGAGAGTGAAGCATTTGATGCTAGTCA